CCGACAATGGACAGATTCAAAAGTGGCTGCGCACCTGGCGGGCGCTGCCCACGGGTCAGAACAACTTGAAGCGCACGGCCCACCACAGCCTGCAATTAGACTGTGAGACAGGCGTAGGGTTAAATACCGGTCAGGGTTCATACCCCGAAGCCATGTTGCGTTGGTCAGACGACGGCGGGCACACTTGGTCAAACGAGCATTGGTCACCACTTGGCAGAATTGGCGCGTATGGTCACCGGACGTTTTGGCGGCGGCTTGGCATGACGCTCAAGCTGCGGGATCGCGTCTATGAGCTGTCTATGACTGATCCGGTCAAAGTGGCAATCATGGGGGCCGAATTGATTATCAGCCCGACCAATGCCTAGCCCAAACGCAAACCCGACGCCCATCACGCCCCCCAGGGTGCCGTTGATTGACCCACGCACCGGGTTGATTGACCGGGCGTGGTATTTGTTTTTTCTGTCGCTCAATGAAGTTGCCACGGGGGTTATTGACGATTCTGGGCTTACGTTTAGCTCTGAGTCGCTGCTTGCGTCCTATGACGCCGCGCTTCGTGCGGTCAATCAAGAATTGCAGACGTTGCCGCCTGCAATTGATTATTCTGAAGACATCCTCAAGATCAGGCATGAGGGCGATTTACAGCCGTCGGCTGAAGTGGGCGAGTTGCAAGCGTTGATCAATCAAGTGCGTCAACAACTTGAAACGCTGCCACGCCCTGAGTTGGGCACAATGGCTGCGCTTCAACAGGCTAACTTGCCATGGGTGACATTTGACACCACAGCAGAAAATGTACCAACTGACATTGGCACGGTGGCGTGGGATGGCGGCACAACGCTTGGCATTCAGATGACCGCCAACGTGCTTCAACAAGTTGGCGAGTCGCAGTATTACTACATCAAAGCTGACAGCACCATTACCAAAGGCCAGTTGATCATGTTTACCGGCGCTGTGGGCGCAAGCGGTGTGATCAAAGGTGCGCCAGCCACGGGCTTGACCGATGGCCAGTATTTGATGGGCATCGCTGCTGAAAACATTGCCGCCAACGGGTTTGGCCTTGTTGCCTCGTTTGGGCATGTGCGCGGGTGGAACACCACCGGTAGCCCCGTGGGCGAAACGTGGGTCGATGGGGACATCCTGTACTACAACCCAACCATCCCCGGCGCGTTGACTAAAACACAGCCGACCGCACCCAACGTCAAAGCCACAATTGCTGTGGTAATCAACGCCGCGCCAGCAGGGTCTGGTGAAGTGTTTGTTCGTGTATCGACTGGCTCGGTGCTAGGCGGCACCGACTCAAACGTGCAGTTTGGCACGTTGGCCAACGGCGACCTAATTCAATACAACGGCACGTATTGGACAAACGTCACGCCAGCATCTGTGTTGGCGGCGGCGTCAGGAGCGCCGGTCACCAAAACCGCTAACTTTACGGTTGCTGCAACTGAGACTTGGTTGATCAACAATAAGACCGGCTCAACCTGTACAGTGACCTTGCCGTCTGCTGCGTCTTACACTGGGCGCACATTGACTTTTAAAAACATGCAGGCTCAGACTTTGGTGTCGGCATCTAGCAACGTTGTGCCCATTGACAGCACGTCTGCTGGCACAGCAATCCTCTTGGCAGTTGTAGGGAATTGGGCGACAATGGTGTCTGACGGCACCAATTGGGTCATCATGCAACAAGCCGCTAATAACTGCCTCTTATTGGAGTAAACCATGACAGTCACCGTCAAAGTCCTTGTTCCCGCCAAGAACGTCGAGAACAGCCAAACAACCCAGTACACCGCTACTGGCGTCACGGCCATCATCGACAAGTTCACCGCGACCAACTACAGCGCCAGCGCTGCGACCATCAGCGTCAACTTGGTCACTGTGTCTGGGTCTGCCGGCAACGCCAACTTGATCACCAAAACCAAGACGCTCCAAGCATCTGAGGTCTATACTTTCCCCGAGCTGGTGGGCCAAGTGCTGGGCATAGGCGACTTCATCAGCACCATTGCAGGCACTGCCACAGCTATCAACATGCGCGTCAGTGGCCGTGAGGTGACTTAATGAAGTTTATTGAGCCTGACATCCAGCATCATTTTGGTGGCGGCGTTTACGCCAAGGAAACTTTCATTCCCGCCGACAAATGGTTGGTTCAGCACACGCACAAGTTTGACCATTTGTCGGTGCTGGCTAAAGGCTCAGTTGAGTTGATTGTTGATGGTGACTCTACCGTGATGCACGCCCCAGCGTGCATAACTGTTAAGGCGGGTAAGCACCACGGCATTCGCTCTTTGACAGACGTTGTTTGGTACTGCATTCACGCAACTGATTGCACCGACGAAGATGAGATTGATGACGTAATCATTGCACCTGTGGACAATCGGCAAGTGCATAAAATTGCACAGCTTTTAAGCGAAGGAGTTTGATATGGCTTGGATGTTACCCGCCGCAATTTTTGGTGGCGCACTATTGGGTGGCAGCGCTTCGCGCAGTGCGGCCAGCACTCAGGCAGACGCTGCCAGCCGCGCGTCTGATGCGCAATTGCAAGCGTTTAGAGAGCAAGCGGCGTTGCAAGAGCCTTTCCGTCAAGCTGGCGTGCGTGCGTTGCCTCAACTTGAAGCGCAACGCAACATGATGCCGGGAGCGTTTACCGGCAGAGTTGATCTAGGGCAAGACCCAGGCTATGCGTTCCGATTGTCGGAAGGCCAGAAAGCGTTGGATCGAAGCGCTGCCGCAAGGGGCGGTTTGATCTCTGGCGGGGCTATGAAAGCCGCGCAACGCTTTGGGCAAGACCTAGGTAGTCAAGAGTATCAGAACGCCTACAACCGAGCGCTGACGGGCTACAACGCCGAAGTAGCGCGTGAGGCTACGGGTTACAACCGTCTGGCGGCTCTTGCAGGCATTGGTCAGACGGCCACGGGTCAAATTGGCGCTGCCGGGCAAAACGCCGCTGCTAGCATGGGCAACTTGATGACATCAGGCGCAGCCGCAACCGCTGCTGGTCAAGTTGGCCAAGCTAACGCTTTGACCGGCGGCTTGAGCACCTATCTAAACTACAACCAAGGCAACAACTTGGTTAACGCGCTAAACGCCCGTGGTAGCGGCGGCAGTAATTTTATGAACCAATACAACGCAATTGGTGGTGGGCCTGCTTCAGCTAGCTATGGGTATTACGACATACCTATGCAGCCCGGTGGAGGATATTAATCATGGCACTTAACCCAAACATTGCGCTAGGCGTCCGAGGCGTTGAAGTGCCCAACCCATTGGCCCAGTATGCCCAAGTTGCGCAAATTCAATCAATGCAAAATCAAAATCAAGTTAGCCAAATGCAGCTTGATCAGATGCGCCGCGATGAAGCAACGCTTCAACAAATTCAAGCCAAAGCCGTGGAAAATGGTGGCCCGGCTGATATAAACCAGATTGCTGACGCTTATCTCAAATCAGGCAACCCTAAGTTTGTTGAGTTTGGTGTTGGCTTGCGTCAGAAGTTGGATGAGCGCGCCCAAATTGCAAGGATTATGGGTATGGGCCAGACTCCAACTGCTGCACCGGCCCCCGCCGCTCCAACAACTAACGCGTTGGCTCCGACCATGCAAGCTGGCGCGCTAGGCTCAGGTACTTTTGGCATGGCTCCCGAGCCCCGTGTCAATCAGCTTGCACCTGCCGCTGCGCCTGCGCCGGCTGCGGCACCTGCTGCAAATGCTTTGGCTACGCCAGGCGGGTTAGATGTGAATACTTTGTTTGCCCAGCAAAACGCATTCATGGCTATGGGTAAGCCTGAAATGGCCCGCGCTTTGGACGCAAGAATTGCTTTGGCGTCTAGACAAACAGACACGCAAAGAGAAATGCAGGCGTTAGGTCTTCCCCTTACGCCCGAAGGGTTTAAACAATATACGGCGCTAAAACAACCAGCGCCTCAACCGGTTGAATTGACCAGAGCATTAGCTGATCGGGACAAATTAATAGCGCTAGGAAGACCAGTTAACGATCCTGATGTAGTGGCGTACACAAAGTTGATTAACAAATTAACTACGCACACGCCATCTGCTCAACAAAATGTGTACGCATTTACGCCCGCTAGCGTAGAAGCGCAAAAACAATTTGTGCAAGCAGCGGCTGACGAACGTAAAGTCCTTCGCAACGCGCCTGACACGTTGACAAACATTGACGCGGCGATAAAACTTATTCCGTCTGCAAGCACGTTTATGGGTAAGGGCGGTGAGCCTTTACTTGCTGCGGCCAGTTTCTTAAACAACCGACTTGGGTTTGGCATTAGCACGCAAGGTGTTACTGACGCCACAGTGCTACGCACAAGGTTGTTTGAGGGCATTCTTGACAATTTGAAAAAGTTGGATTCGCAGCCGTCGCAAGAGCAACAACGTGTGCTATCTGAAGCATTGGGTAACTTAGGGACAGATCCTGCGGCGTTGGAACAAATTCTTAGCCGTATCGGCGAAACTGTTCGGAGCCGCGTTGACCGTTTCAATACAGACGTAACCGACGCAGAAACTCGCGGCGTTAAATTTCCGTTTACGCCGCAAATTAAATTGCCCGCGCCAAAATTTGCCCCCGGCGCTGCCGCTGCGCAAATCCCCGGTCAAGGCCCAGCGCCTGCGGCGGTTAGCAATTCAGTTACGCTACCTGATGGCCGTGTCAAAACATTTCCAAATGCGGACGCGGCCAATCAATTTAAAAGAGCTGCGGGGCTTTAATGGACTACGACGCTCTTGCCAAAAAATACGGCGGCTCAGATGTTGCGCCTGCCATTAACTACGATGCGCTTGCCAAACAATACGGCGGTGCAGATACGCCCGCGCCACCTTATTTTGAAATTAGCGGTATCGGGTCAACTGGCGTCCCTGGCCCACGACGCGCGCCTGGTCTGGCCACACAGTTTGGCCGCACGGCAGCGTCGTTGGCCGACGTGACTTTGGGTGGCATTCTTCCCGGCGCTGCGCAATTTTTAGGCTACCCATTAGCTCGCGTAGGCCGTTCACCTGAAGAAGCGCAAGCCATTACGCAACGCCTTGTAAGTGGCTTTGAAAAACCATTTGGCAAGTTAGCTGGCGTTACTGAAACACCAGAGTATCAACAAGAAGCTGGCCGTCAAGTAATGGACTTTATCGGCCAAAACTTTCAAAAAGGCGCAAAGTTTATTGCTGAAAAAACAGGTATTCCCGCAGCAGACGTTGAAAGTTACATGGCAACATTGTCGCTAACTGCGCCAAAGGTTGTGCCGCCGGTAGCTAAGGCTGTCACAGAGGCTGTGGCACCGGTAGTTCAAGACATCAGAGCAGGTGTGCAACTGCCGTTCGAGCCAATGCTTCAAAGAGGACGCGAGCGTCGTTCGGCAGAGTCTTACGCCAGGGCACCGGAGTTAGATGCCATTGCGGAAGCGCAACGGTTAAAACTTGTTATTGATCCACGAAAAATTGACCCGTCTTCAGTTATGGCGCGGGGCTATTCTCTTGCTGCTGGGCCTCGCGGCCCAGAAGCTATGGTCACAACTAACAAGCCCCGCGTCACTCAAATTGCAAAAGATGAGTTGGGGCTTGACGCTACCACGTCATTGACTAGCGCTGCGCCTTTTAAACAAGCGCGCGCCAATGTGGCTGCGCCATACGAAGAAGTTAAGAAGCTGCCAATACAACAAGCTGATGCTGCAATGATTCAAAGGCTAGAAGCTATTCGTAGCGACTTAGAAGTTATTGGCGCTAAAGAATACGCTCCTGCTATCAGTAAAATTGTTGATGACGCAATTTCAAAAACGCAAACCGGGTTAACCGGCGAAACATTGCTTAAGAACATTAGTGTTTTGCGTGAGCGTGCAAAGAAAACCTACAACAATAAATCAGCTACCACAGAAGCAATAGACATTGCGGACACAAATCTTAAGATAGCGGCAGAATTGGAGTCAATGATTGACGGCAGTATTGCTAACCCAAAATTGCTTGAGCAATACCGCGACGCGCGGCAAAAGATGGCGCGTACATACGCCTACGAAAGCGCAACTGATTTCAACACCGGCACGGTAGACGTGGCAAAGTTGGCGCGGATAACATCTAAAGACAACGCGCTAACAGGTGATATTGCATCCCTGGGTAGGATTGCAGGTAACTTTCCTGAAGCATTTGCGCCTAGCGCAGAGTCTAAGTTTTTTAGCGTGCCTCGCCTTACTCGCGCCGGCATTAGCGGCACTGCGGGCGCGTTAATTGGCGGTGCAGCTTTTGATACGCCCGGGTACATTTTAGGCACGGCAGCAGGTAGTCTTTTAGGCGAGATAAGCGGAAAACTTGCCGCTAACAGATTAGCGTCGCCCAGCTACCAAGCCGGTTTACAACTGCAAGATTTTCGTATCCCCGTCAATCAACTTGCCGCAGCCGCCGCGCCTATTCCGCAGAGCCAAGCTGTTGTGCCGTTTGACCCACGCAATGCGTTGGTGCAACCAACTGATATTGTGGGCTACGCTCAAGACGGTTCACCAATTACTGCCGCGCAAGCGTTTAGCCGCCCCAACTTTACAATGCCTCGCCAAGGGCCTGAAGTCAGGGCGGGTGTGCAGCCAACACCACCTCAGTTGGCCGCGCCTAGCCCTGAAGGCACCATCAACGCATTACGTGCTGAAGACGTCAGACGTGCGGGTATGTCTCGCACTTTGGGTCAGCAAGCGGAAGCGCAACAAGCAGCGGCTGAAGCGGCTGCGCGCAGGCCCGCTGCTGGTGAAGTCATCCTTGACTTCGACCCCATCACCGGGCGCTTTCGCGAAGCCAGCCAAGGCATCAAAGGCGCAACGCCCGAGACATTCCAAAAGCTGTCGGCGTTGGATGACGCGGCCAAGAAAGTCACTGCGGGCAAACTGTTTGACTTGTCAGCAACTGAAAAGATTGCATGGGAAAAAGCCAAGGTTGACTTTGCTGAAGTTGCCCCAGGCTTCAAGTCGCTCACCGACAAAGCCATCGCCAACAAAATGATGGATCAAAAATGGATTGAAGAAACCATTGTTAAGGCCAAGCAAAAGGCCGCGATGCAAGATGAAATTGCTAAGCGCGGGGCAGATGACAAAGCTAGGCGAGCGGCTGCCATTGAGCGCGATAAAGCAATTGACACGCAAGAAATGCTTGAAGAGCGTCTAAGAGCAATGCGCCCTGACGTGTCTGGCAAGCAACAAGGCCCAAAGACCCGCGCAGCTAAACGCAACGCTCTGGCCCCTGACAACCAAAACAAATTGGCCGAATAATGGACTACCAAGTACTCTTCAACATTGCCGTGGCCATTGCCGGGTTCTTCGGCGGGTGGACGCTCAACCGCATCTACATCGCCATCGACCGGCTTGACAGCGACGTGCGCAGCATGCCCCACGACTACGTGAGCCGCGACGACTACAAGGCCGACATCCGCGAGATGCGCGACTTGCTGGGCAAGATTTTCGACAAGCTCGACAACAAA